AGTAATTTCAAATCCAAATAATTGTGCCATAATACTCCGTATTCAATTTATCAATGTAAATATTTATACGAAATATTAACTGGTAGTATTGGACTCAAAAAATTGATAACGATAGGTTACTTCAAATTCTTCTACAGCATCATTAGTATCATAACCCAAATCAATATTCCCTATTGTTAGGGGCCACATACCTCTGAATGTATAAGATTTGATTACTTGTCCTGCACGATCCAATTGATCAACGAAAGCATCAACTTGATAATCAGAAGGATTTTCCAATCCACTATTATCTGACATAGCGTTAATACCATTCATCCACCTTTCCATCGCATTACGGATGAGAAAATCAGTATCATTAAAAATTGTAGTAGTCCATGTTTCAAATGTACGATCTCCTGCAATATACAGGGAACGCCCACGAAACGGAACTGCAACTTCACCTAGCGTCATGCCGGGTAAGTTAGTTGCTTTACACAAATATGACATAACTCTTGTCTCTCCACCTACAGCTGCGAAGCCTGGGAAAGGCATTGTCATTGAAAACTGATTAGCTCTTGCACCACCACCTTTTAATGTTGCTTTAAAGTCGTTTATGTTTGCCATGTGTTTCTCCTATGCCCCTACTACTTCACTAAACGCAACACCAGTTTTCGTGGCGATGAAGTTTAGAGAAATAAAGTTAATAGACCGAGCAGGTTTGACAAAAATGTCAGCGACAAACTCGTTACGGTCAACAACGCTGCCTGGGTTGTTAGACTCGTCACATACAACTAGGAAATCGGTGATTCCCCTACGACCTTGAACATCACGCAAGAAAGGTTCAACCATATTCCTAAATCCTGCTCTTGTGAACTCATCATTGAATTCAAACAACTGGAATTTGGAAGCAGTTGAGATTGCTTTCTCGATTACGATAAATAATCTTCGTACATTAATGCGGTCAAATGCACTTGGTTTTGATTGTGCAGTTTTATCTCCGTACAAGACTGTGCCTTGGCCGGGGAATGAACAAATTGGATTTATTCTTGCACGATACAAGATGTCTCTGTTAGCTTTCTGTGGGTTATAAGCAAGTTTTACAACTCCTCTTATTTGTCCACGATTGAAACCGCCTGGACTAAACCAAGCATCTGCAACCAGATCTGTTCTTGCACAAAGTCCTGCCATATCTCCGTTTAGTGGAATCCACCGATAAGAGTCATTGTACTTATCGTATGTGTATTTGTATCCACTATCGAACATACCATAGGATGTTGATGTTAATGCATCAAAATATGTTTTGACATTTGATGTCTGTGTAGTTTCATTTGCGACATTTACAACATCTGATAATTCAGGTGATACAAATGCGACTGCATCTTTACGGTCAGTACACATATCCAAAGCATTTCCTGCTTTAGTTGCATCTGCTTTACCACAAAGGAACAAGTTCAAATCAACCGTTTCTGTATCTTTGAATCGGTCAATTCCATCTTTTTGTTCACCAGCAGTTAATGCATAATCATCTACACCACTTACCAGAGAAATATCTGTGATAATTTCTGCTGAAGCAGTATATAATGTAGTACTCTGTGTAGCTACAGTATTACCATAACCAGTTCCAGCACCACCCGATGGGTGAGACATGACAAAAATGTATGAAGATCCACTATAGAGAGCATCTACATAATAGTTTGCAGAACCATCACTTGTTCTTGCATCTGAAATTTTAGATACACCAGACCATTTTTCCAAAATTTGTTTTGGAACACCAGTAATTTCACCATCTTCATCTGTTATAATGATATGCAGTTCATCAGCAGTTGATACTCCTGAACGATCTGAAACAAATGTTGAAGTGCCGGGAGCACCATCAAATTGGTCATAATATTCCCAGCGTCTGCGAACATTTGTTGCATCCGCTAAAGCTGACCTTAATCCACCAGCAGTATTTGCAGAACCATATCTTTCAATAGTTAATGCATCAGCAGCAATCGCAGTTATTTTATATTCACCACCATCTGCTTCTTGAAAATAAACAATATCTCCAACATTGTATTTTGCACCACCATCTCCTGAAGAACCACTTGCACCATTGTCAATAGTGACAGTAGTAGCTCCTGCAGCTGGTGTGCCTTCTACTACACCAATTGTATCTGAGGCACCTGCAAAATCTTGTTCAAACTCATCCGCACTTGGACAAAAAGCTACTTTTAAACTATTTCCCCATGCACCGGCAGTCCTTGCTGCCCATTGTCCTACACTAGCCGACATATCATCATACGGCCCTGAAGAACCATCACCATCTTTATAGTGATTTGTATTCTTAATTAACAATGCAGTACCAGATGAGACAGCATTTACGGCAGCACTTGAAGGGCGAACTACCCTCAAAGCGTTACCATATCCAAGAAAAGCAGCAGCAGACATCCAATCTTCAAATTGATTACTAGATGACTGTGGTTCTCCAAAAATGGAAACCAACTCTTCCTCAGAAGCAATTGCAGTAATAGTATCTGTTGGCCCCTTTTGTGCGGCCATTACTATTCCAGCAATCGATGTTGCGACAGCGGGAACTACGTTTGTTAAGTCTTTTTCTGTTACCTGTACACCAGGCGAAACTTGAAACGCCATTCCTATCTCCTTATTAAATAGAATTGTTATTACATCTATTTAGTCTTTTGATGTTTTTGACTTTACTGGTTTTATACTATTTTTGAGGTATAATGGATTATAAATAATTATATGACACATTACGAGAAATATAAAGAAACTATTAAAAAGGGGATAAGAAAGGCCGAAAGAAAACGTGATATATGGATTAACGAATATCTTGCCGAGAAGGTATGTACATATTGTGGGGAAGCAGAAACGTGTGGATTGGTATTCTACCCTGACAACAAAGAAATCAGAAAGCTTTCAAGAGCGAAAGGACTCGGAGAAAAACTTCGATTACCAATTTTGGAAAAGATACAATCAAATACGATTGTGTGTGTAACGTGTGAAACTAAATTGAGGAATGATATTCAGTTATCACCAATCTTGTAGATATTCTCTATTGGAAGATACAACTGGACTCCATGTTGAACCATATTCATCAATATTTTCTCCAATTTTTTCACCATGTTCATCTGTAATTCCATCTAAAATAAAACCAAATGGAGCCATATCTTGATCTACTAAATCTGCTTTCTCTTTCCAAAGCTGTTTACGAATATCTAAATTGACTAATTCTTTGAAATAAGTCTGGTCTGTCAACCAACTGAACAATACTAAGCACATCACCAGATCATCACTATTACCATCCTCTCCTGCCCATGATTGTCCCTTTCCTACAAAGGAAGATAACTCTGCAATCGTATCAAAATCACATACTATTAACTTATCATCTTCTATAAGAGTTTTTAAGTTAGAACATCCTATTTTTTTAAGAGATTTAGTGGTTCGTACACCTAATTGGGCTTTCTTTCCAGAGAAACCACCCCCTGCAATCTGACCATTCCTACCATGTTGTGTAGTCATAATCATGTTATCATATTCCATATCAAACTGCATTGCATCTGCAACCTGGCCACCAATATCATTAATTTCTATCATAACATATGCAAGGTTATATGCCTGTGCAACCTTATGAATAATTGTTGGAAATATCATTGGTTTAATTTCATTATCTCTGTATACTGCAACTTGTCTATAAGGAAGTTCAGAAACATCCATTACTACAAATGCAGAATAATCATTAGTCACCCCTCTTGAAACATCAACAGTTATTACATATGCAGCCTCAGGATTTGGTTTTTCATAGACTCTTAATCCTGCATTAGATGTAAGTGGTGTAGTATGAGACAATGCTCCTATTTTTGTAGCATGAATTAAAGTATTAGAAGAACCTAAGAAGGAACACTCAAATTCTGTCTGGAATTGATCTTTTCCAATATTCTTGATAGTTTCTTCTTTCCACTCCTCATCTCTGCCTGGTATTTCACTCCAATGTACCTCTATGGGAATGTAAGTGTTATTCCCATTCTCTGCATCGTTCCATAACTTGTAAAACATATTCATACCATTCGGAGTACTCACCATCATTACTTTGGACTCTTTACCAGAGGAAATTGTAGGATATACAGAACTTAGGAATTGAGTTGCAATGTTATTAGGTACATAGGCAAACTCATCTAGGAAGATAATATTGTAAGAACCACCTCGAACGGCAGATGCAGAAGTTGAACTGGCAAGAATCTTAGAGCCATTTTCTAATTCTAGGCTACCTTTGTTCCATGTCATGACTCCTTGTTGTAACCAATCGGGAAGATGTTCGTATGCGAGTTGAAGTCTACTAAGCAAGTCTCTTGCAGTAACAGCTTTGTTTGCAAGGATTGCAACATTGACTGTGGGATTAAAAAGACAGAAGTGTAGAAGGTAAGCAATGATTGTGGTGGATTTACCAGACTGTCTAGGAAGTTTGCAGATGGTAAATCTCTCCGTATGGAAAGTCCACATCATCTGCCGTTGGAATTCATAGAGTTTAAAAGGTATCAAACCCTTATCTAAACTTATTATTTTGACATAGTTTTCTGTGAAGTATACAGGATCTTCCCAACACTTTTGATATTCTTGTATCTGTTTTTTGGTAAACTCAATTTGTACATTCGCCCGTTTGAGATTCGGGTTATCACGATATATGTCTGGCATTACTTTTTACTTTTAATTAATTGTTGAAGTTCCTGTGTAGAACCAACAAATAAAGAGTTGTTATTAGTAACACGTTGAGGTTGATCTGTCTCTTTGAGTTTCTTTTTAGTGGTTTGAAGGTTGACTAACTTCTCTGTGTTCTCAGCATTAGTCTTTAAGAGTTGTCCTGCGACTTCGTAGGCTCGGGGATGGTCTGTTTCTTGTGCGACTTGTAGAATACCACTTAGAGCATCTTGGCCACGTTCTATTATATGATAAAGATTTTCTCGACTGTATTTAAAATCATCCTCATCTTCTTCACTTGTTTGAGGTCTAGGAATTACAGTAACGGTTTGGTGTGTGGAGGCAACCGTTTTTTTATCTGCAATCCCTAGAATTTCGTTGATTTTTTCCATTACTCATCCTGTCCTGTCTCTGTATTATAATTCTTTGCATCTTCAAAGAAAGAGTGAGTTTCATTAAATCCAAAGTTATCATCCAAACTAGCGGAAGCTGGGTCAGGAGTAGTAGTAAGTCTTTGTTCTCGTTTTGGTGCAGCTGTAGAAGAATCTGTATATTGGTCTACTTGTACCTTTGTAACAACCTGACCAGAAATGACCGGGCCGTACAAGTAACATTTTGCAGTAAAGGACATTGTGTAGATAATTGCTCGTCTATCAGTCCACTCTCCTGCATAATTATCTTCATAAGTTACTCCTGTTAGTATAATAGGAACATCTCTCTTACTACTCATCTGAACAATATCGTTGATAGTGATCGTGTAGTCAGGTTGAAAGTATGGTAAAATCTGTTCTACTATCTGTAATGCATCATCACTATTTTTAGACATTGCATATAATTCAAAGTCAATATTATAAGGAACTGGCATATACTGAGTATCCACCTTATTACCAGCAGTACCAGCCTTTTTTACTTTTTGAATCTTATTTAATTTTCGTGAACTATCGTATGCGATTTGTCCAATCTCAAAACCAATTCTTGGCAGAGTAATTGCAACTGTTTTTGTTAAACTAGGATCTTCTGTCAATCTTGTTAGAAATTTCTGTTTTGCTCCGTAAGCAAGTGGAACTTTCATAGATTGTATTACACCACCAGAAGAATCTTTTCTAGTAATGTGAATGTCGTTAAAAAGTGTGCCAAATCCTACTACACACTTCCTCATAGTTTCGTGATAAAAAGTATTTCCAAGCATTATGTTACCTCACCAAATGGGTTCATTTCTGAAAAATCAAGTATCGAATCACCTTGAGTCTCAAACCAATCAGAGTCAGAAGTAAGGTCTGCTTCAGCAACACTATATGCTTCACTCACAATCCAATCTCCATCTTCTGTTATTAAATAATTAGTGCCTGATTCAGTACCAGACTCTAATGTAACTTGATATGCAAGGGCATCCAAAGAATATGTTGTTTCAACATCATCAATCTCTGAAATACCAGTTGCCATATCTTCATGACTGTAATCAAAAGTACGACATCGTAATTTATATACAGGTAAATTAGCAAGTTGATAAAATGGGTCATCATGATCAACAAAACTAATTTCAAAAAGTTTCTTTGATTTATCGAAATAAATCAAGTCGCCCTCGTTTGGGCGAGTACTAACAATCAAATTTTGGTCTAGGGATATTAGTTGTTCAAACCTTCTCTTAGAAACTACCCATGTAGCTTCATCTTGCATATCCACACCAAATCTGGTCATCATTTCTTTTTGACCTTCGTATCCTTCTATATTATCAAGATACATTTCTATAATATATGCATCA